ATTTTGAATTGTCGTGATTAATATATCCATCGAAAAAAATATAAACCCTTGATCCTCTTTTTACTATTCAAATATCATTCGTATATGCCTAAAATATGCCTGAATATGATAGTAAAAAACGAAAGCAAGATTATTAGACGACTCCTAACATCGGTTCTCCCTTTGATAGACTCCTATTGTATTTGTGATACAGGAAGCACGGACGATACCGTAGAAATCATTGAAGCCTTTTTTAAAGAGAAAGACGTGCCTGGAAAAGTGGTTCATAAAGCATTTATCGATTTTGGGTTCAATCGTTCTTATGCGCTAAAACAATGCAATGATATGGAAAATGCGGATTATATTTTATTACTAGATGCGGATATGATATTGAAAATCAATCCAACCACTGACATAAAAACTCTCAAGGATGGACTCACAAAAGACGCCTATTATGTATATCAAGGCACAGAATCCTTCTATTATAAAAACATCCGTGTACTCAAAAACGACCCTCTATTTTCATATTGGGGTGTGACGCATGAATATATAAAATTAAAGGATGATTCATATACCGATGCATTTCAAAAAGATGTGTTTTTTATTGATGATATTGGGGATGGCGGATGTAAGACCGACAAATTCGAAAGAGATATTGAATTATTAAAGAAAGGTCTCGAAGATCTCCCCAATAATGAGAGATATACCTTCTATTTGGCAAATAGTTATCGTGATGCAAAACAGTATGAAAATGCAATCGAAACATTTAAAAAACGTGTGCAAATTGGTGGCTGGAAAGAAGAAGTGTGGCAGTCGTTTTACTCTATTGGGAACTGTTATAAACATTTAAATGATATGCCCAATGCCGTTTTCTATTGGTTAGAGGCTTATAACTATTATCCGAATAGAATTGAGAACCTTTATGAAGTGATATCCTATTATCGCCAAAATTGTAATTATAGTTTGGCTTATCAGTTTTATGAAATGGCAGATTATCAGATCAAAACGAACACAACACGCGACTTTCTATTTTTACATAATGATATCTATGAGTATAAACTCGATTATGAACTGACGATCATGGGTTATTATATCAATCGCCACGAATACGATCTTCATCAAAAATGTATGAAGGTTCTCATGCATCCTCTTGTTACAGACCCGATTTCAAGTAATGTATTAAGTAATTATAAATTTTATACGGGGCAATTGAAAGATATGGCCGTTCATATAGAGAACCTAGCACTGTTGCAAAACTGCGGCAAGAGTATAAAAATAGATAATTCTGTTTTTGTGCCGAGTACTCCTTCTATATGCATAGATGATAACGAATTGATCGTAAACACACGGTTTGTCAATTATCATATTAATGAATCGGGTAACTACATAAACCAACAAAACGTCATCACGAAAAACGTCATCTCTGTGATCGATATTGAAAAGGACAAATGGACGCTAAATAACGAATTTGAATTAGGATATGATAAAATATATGATGGCATGTATATTGGCCTAGAAGATATACGTTTATTACCGAAAAATGGAAAAATCCATTTTTCGGCCAATCGCGGCGTAGATGATGGTGTATCCGTAGAATCGGGGATCGTAAATTTAAAATCAAGACAAACAGTATCTAATATTGTAACTATTGAGAACCAACGAAAAATAGAGAAGAATTGGGTTCTCTTTCCCACAGAAAAAGGCGAGGTAAAAATGATCTATGAATGGTATCCGCTCACAGTAGGAAACCATATTAGCCACTCTAAAAAATTAATCGATAAGCGTAATAAACCACTCACGGAATTAGAGATCACAAATAAAATATCCACACCTTCGCTTTTCAAAAGGGTTAGGGGATCTACAAACGGACTTTTGATAAATGACGAAATTTGGTTTATTTGTCATGTGGTGAGTTATGAAAATCGTCGTTATTATTATCATATTGTCGTTGTATTAGATGCAAAGACGTTTGAATTGAAGAGATGTTCGAGGTTATTTACCTTTGAAAAAAATCCAGTAGAATATACGTTAGGATTTGTTTATTTTGAGAAGTCAGATAATTTTTTAATTGGATATAGTGTGATGGATAAAGAAACGAAATATATGATGGTATCTAAATCGAATATGGAAACACTATTTTACAAGGGCTGAATATCCAGAGCAATTGCACAGACATCGTCACAATCCGAACGGCTATATTTTCCTCTAAACGACACGATATCTGGCGTTTCGTAATGACTCATTTCCCATTGTTGAAGCCATCGGTCCACAGCAACCCTCGTGATCTCTTCACCAGACATGTTTGCCAAACGATTCATATCTTCCGCATTGTCTCTCATCATCATATCCCAGAGACCATCGCTGCCGATCACGACCTTATACGTTTGGCCCGGTTCAATCGGAATGGTAGTAACCGTGGAATGATAACCTGTCCTCTCACAATGTCCGAGTGCTTGTGTGAGAGCCAATTGAGAGCCATTCATAAAGTGAATGTATTTGGAGGGAATGGTTCGGATTTGTGTATCAGAGATAACCTTGATGTTTCGTGAATCCGTAAAATAAATACTCGGATCCATAGCCAATATCCTTTCGCACTCTGCCTGATTGAATCCGTTATGTTCCTCCGATAAGAAGATCATTTCCCCATTTTTGTAAACGGCTGCCTGGGAGTCGCCACAGTTGATGATCTCGATTCGGTCACTGAAGACGCGTGCCATGCACATCGTGGAGCCAGACGATTCGTAATTCTGGATATGGGCCATGTGGTGAACTATGTCTACCATGGCCATAACTGGATCTGGAGAGCGCATGATTTGATCCATTTCATCTTTTTGGATGGACCGTATAAAGTTGATGCACTTATCGGAACCATGGCCATCGAACACGCACGCATAATGAAATTCGTCGAATATATCCGTGAGCGCGCTGCCCGAATATGTATAATCTTGCCCCTTGGACATTTGCTCCGTCCCCTTCGTGATCCGGACGGAGTGGGTTTTCGCGATTTGATTTTCGTTAGATAAAGTAAATTCCGTAATATTGCCAACGGACTCTCTTTCCAGTTGGACTTTGGGGATAGTAAATTCAGCCATTTTCGATGCTTTCGAATGTTAGTTTACATGAAAACAACAACAAGAAAGAATTTCAATTTTTTACGGGGCACAATTATTCGATAAATTGCTTAAAAAGAGTACACTATAATATAATTATTATGAAACCGATATTATCGTTCTTAAAGAATTTATTACCAAAACAACCAGTTAAGCCAATGGGTAGATGGAACAACGAGTATTGTGATATTAAAACCACTCAAAAAATAGATTTATCAAATGAAGATCATTGTGGTCCGTGTGGTCAATATGCTTTGTCAAAACAATATGTAAAAAAGGATGAACAAATCAATAACGATAAAGCAAAACGATAGCGTGTTTTATTGTTGTAAATTCTTAATCATATAGTATTTGTCGAGTTGATATCCACACTTGTTTTTATAATAATCTCTGGATCCAATTCCTGCGATCACGGCCGCCTTATTCAGGCCATGTTTCTTGATGATATCTTCTGCGGCTTTCATCAAGAGTTGTCCAATCCCCTTATGTTGTGATGATTTTTCCATTGTCGAGCCCACGCTGGTTGAAAGACCATATACATGGACTTCGCGAATCAAACCGCAACCTTTTAGTTCGTTTACTAATCCTAGGCCTGGCGTCGGATCGATACGTAGACGTAGAAACCCAAATAGCCCTGCATAAAGATCCCGATGTCCTCCATAATATACGGTTCGCCCGATTAGACCATTCATGATCCACCAAATACAAAACCCCAGATAATACCATGTCCAATATTCTTTCTCGAACTCATACGAAATATGATATTCTATGCCTTGGGAAGCCGCATATTTACGAACGACTAATTTACCAACATGGAGCAAATGCCCATTATCTTTAATTTCCATACAACGAATACATTGACACTGTGCACCTTGTTTTTTCATACGATCCTGGATGACTTGTCTCAAATTCGTCACTTTGGAATATCCGGCGGTGATCGACTGTGTCGGAATATCGCGAATAAGGCGCTCGATGCGGATCCATGGTCTAATCTTACTTTTGAAACGTATACAAACATTAATCAGATCCTCAATATTCGTTTCTGCATATTGAACATAGGATCCATTTTCGTACCAATCATTGATTTCGCTCTTGATAATAAGATCCTCGCTCGCGCTTTTTATGACAGCGCAAGGGTAGACCTTCCAGTCATCTGATTGAAGATCGGGCGAATCGATTAGCATATCAAACATTTCGTTATCTCGAGTGGGTGAAGATCCAGGGAGATCAGGCATCCAGTGCGTAACCACTTTCATTCCTATGCCCTTTAATTTACGAATGGCCTGCTTCATGTTTTTTACGGTACACCCACGCTTGATTTTCAATAGAATATCGTCATGTGTGCTCTGACCACCTAATTGAACGCGGGTCACGCCATATTCCAAATACTCAATTAGTGATTTATCTGTTACATAATCAGGGCGCGTTTCAATCGTTAGACCGATAACGCCGAATACGGCCGTTTGATTAATAAGTTTTTCTTCCCGTAGAGATAATTTGGGGCGCTTATCCACATCCAAGAACGTATTGAAACTATAGTAAATGTCCAAAATCACCTCATCGCGATACGACTTTGGCATGACATCCCAAGTACCTCCGGATAGAATCACTTCCATCTTCTTTTTCTCAATATCCTTCCTGATGTTCCCCGTTAAGAGATAGGATTTAATACGATCTCGAATTTGATCGCCGATATCGAAATTATTCTGGGTGGCTCGCATCATAGCAGGTTCCGTAGAGATATATGATTTTGGCTGTGTCGGAACGCCTTGAATATTCGTTTCTGTGGGGCAATAAGCACACTTTTCAGGACATGAGAATTTGATATTTTCACCGGGTTTCGTCACAATTGTCACCACCATAACACCGGATTCGGACCGCACAACCTTCTTTACCAAGAATCGCTTTAGTGCAGAGTTGATAGGTGTATCTTTAAAATGCATTTCGTATGTGTTTCGTAATTGAATTTTGGATGGATGCATTTTGAAGAGGCGTTTTATCCTTCGAAATTCGTCATCGATCTCATCATAAGGCGGGTTTATGTCCGGTGATCCGACCAAGCGTATCATATGCTCCATGACAGGAATAAGAAGTGCTTGTTCATAATGTTGACTTCGAGGTGATATTTTATCTTCGATATCCATGATTAGGGGCAGTTTATGTTTAAATACCAAACAAAGAGGTTTTTGTATTCAATTTTCTTATTGATATAAAACCAATATAAACTTTCGAATTCTAATATATAATACATAATGAGTGCAATTATATACGTCCATAAAGGCGATTCTTTTTATTTGAATGATTCATTTAAAATAACGAGACAACATAATCCATATCAAAAAATGATATTACTAGGCGACGATCAAAATAAAAAATATGCAGCCTTATATAATTTAGAATTTCATAATATCAAAGATTATCAGATTGCGAATTTTAATTATAAACATTATTCTGTCAACAGTGAGTCATATGAGAAATTTTGCTATGAACGCTGGATTATCATAAACCAGTTTTTGAAAACAACGGAATATGAAAAGATAATTTATTCAGATTCAGATAACGTCTTATTTAATGACGTGAATGAATTGCTCAATAATAATAAGGCAAGCGAATATAACGTTTTATATCTCGGAAATCAAGAGGTAGTTGTTCCTAATATATTTGTAGCCAATCAAAATGTATTTCAAATTATAAGCGAAGGGATTTTCGATTTCTTTAATCAACCTGATCATGAGATCGAAAAGTTAATAGAAACAAAACGCTGGTATATTGGCGGACAAAAACATTTTTCGGATATGTTTGTACTAAGACATATACTGGATAACAATCATCAAATAAAAACAGCAAATTTAGAAAGCAAGCAATTTTGTGACGATTTTTATACGAACATCAATTATAATGACATTAAAACACGGATCGTCACTAAAACCAAAAAACCATATCTAGATGGTAAACTGTTATTCAATCTTCATTTTGCAGCAGATTCGAAAAAATATATGTCTTTGTTTTCGTAATGTCTTTTCTGAATCCACATAAAAACAACATGATTATACGTA